AAATTTATATTTATCAACTGACATTAGTTAATTCTCCTTTTACTCATGACTCATGAAGGTTCTCTATTAATTAGTAATTAATCTCGGTAAAATCCATTACCTTTTCCATACGGAGGGATATCTCCGAAAATAACATGCTCTCTGGGGATTTTTACCTCGACGGCATTTTCCGTTTTAGTAATCCGAGGTCTATCGCCATTAGGGCTTTCTCCAATGATATAGCCCAACACATCAAAAGTAAAAGTGGTTTCGTAAGTTCGTTCATCTGTGCCCATATTGGATACATTATTAGCATATGCAAAATCAGGTTGAAGAAACGCCTCGTATTGGTGTCCGTCTTTTTTAATTAAAAATGAATTAATATGACCTCCCAACGTGGCGAATGGTGTCGTTAGTTGGTTCATTTGCTGCATATATTCTGTCCTAATAGATACCTGATAGTTGATGCTTAGATAAACTGGGGCTGGCATCGTAATTGTTTCATACACCGTCTTTTTGCTTTTACTAGGATAGTACGCTTGACCCCCCGGAGAACGATAAACCGTAGACTCACCTGTGGGGAGTTGTTTAGCGTTGTCAGCGGCTTTAAAATTAGTAGTCTTGTCATCTTTTATTTTACGCGATATAACTATTTTTCCGCCATGGTAGGGTCCTATCCCATATCCGGGATTTCCTAAATAAGCGCCTTTTTTATTTAAATCTTTTGTTACCGATGTTCTTTCGATAGATATAAGGGGTAACTTTAATACACCGTCATTATCCATTAAATCTTTATTATTTTTAGATAAAAATGCCCTTTCAGCGGTCACCCATAACACCGGAATCTTTTTGGTCCCTTCGTTGGTCGTGGAGAAGTTGTTCATTTTATCATTTATAAAATTATAAAAAGCAAAGTCAATAGTTTCTAAATTTGAAGATTGAATTTCATAATATTCTTCCTTACTTGGCATTGAACAGACCTCCGCGGGCTTTAATACATTTTACTTCTACTTCCATTTGATTGTCTATTTGTCCAAACAAAGGCTTAGGCTGGTTCCAAGTTACAATTTCAAAGAAAGTATCACCATATTTAACAAAATCTCCCTCTCTCACATATAAATTTTGATCTTCCGAGATACGGCGGTTGTGAAAATGAACAGTAATGGACAACCTCTTGTCAATCCCCAATTTAGTTACTTCGGTCACATATCCCTCCCAGACTACCAAAGCATATACCCGTACGGGAGGCAAAAAGGTTTTTTCAATGGCTTCCCCATAGAGTTTATGATAATCTGTATACTCCATACTGATAGGGTAATAAAATATGCCTTGTCCTATAACGCGCTCTATAAGCTCGTCATTAACTTGTTTTACAAGATCGCGTTCTTTTTCCCCTAAAAATAATGGCGGGGGCGGTTGTGTGGGTTGTGACCATTCATTATCAGACATTTATTCTTTTTATCCTGTAAATATTAACATCGGAATGCGTTTTTCGACCCCATTAACCGCATCTGAGAGTTCTACATCTCCTTGAGCAATTTTAGTATACGTGAGTTCGTCAAAAATAGTTTTTAATTCTTCACGAAGTTTATCTTGTTCTCCTTGACCTTGGCTTATAAGAGCGGGACCGTCTAAAGTCACACTATCACCGGGAATAGGGATGGTGGTAAACTTAGAACGAATATTTCCCAACATCTCTTTGCATAAAGCCAGCGCAAAACGTCGAATCCATTGTTTTCCAATAGAATTGATTTTTTGGTAAGGCGTGTTTTCAAAAGGTAATGAATTAATATTATTAATTCCCTCCACTCCGTTGTCCACACCGGTTTCATCTTCCCATGGCGTATCTGTATCGATAAAAAATTCTACCCACATCTTAGTGGGGCTAACATTATCGTGTGTTTGGGGAAATATTCTTAATCTATCGTTTTTTATTTCAAAACTATATTGACTATTGCGTGTATAGATAGCATCTTCAAATGCCATGGCTTGCGCCTTGTTTTGCCATGTAGGCACTAATTGAAAAGTGCTATCGTCTGCATATTGTCCATAACTAGACAAGTCTCCCACAGTGTTTAACCCACCATAATAGCCATAAAATCGCCACATTGCTTGGGGGGTTTTATAAAAAACACGAGTGATGTTGACTCTATTATCTCCAATTTTATTATAATATAGAGCAGTCGCATCGCTGTTAGCCGATGACGAAATAATTGATTGCAAATCATAGTCTTGTTTGCTGGAGGTGGTGTTAAAACTGGCGGAATACATAGGCGTTGTGCCGCCCAAGCCCGCTTCAGTCGCGTATCCATGACCTACACGCCGAATATATTCGAATTTAAATTTAGGGAATTTTAATGCCACATTAGACCCTGAAAGTGAGTCGCCTGATTGTAATTGTCCATCTTCGTTAAAGGAGCCAGTCTTTGCACCCAGCATATCCCCAATGGAGTTTTTTGCTTGGTGGATGTTTAATAAATAAGAATATTCAAGTACTGCTTCTTGATAAGCAGCAAATACCTGTTCACGCGTCAGTTCAACATCTAAGACATCCCCGCCCAACTTTCTATAGGTATACTGTACCTGATCAGCAGCGCCAGAAACGAAGTATTGATCGTCCGTATATACCGAAAACGGAAAAGATGCAGTCGCAGCAGTGCTTGGTAAACTAGAGGAGGGTAATACTACAGCGCTAGTTTGTGATCGCGGGGTTAAAGTGGGGTAAGACATTTATCTAGTTCTCCTCCTAGTAAATAGTGAGAGGACGGTTAAAGATAAAAGTTTAACGCTTTTTAGTAGGGGTTTTCTTTTTACCCGACCATATCTTGGTTTTTGTTGTGGTTTTTACTGTCGGTGCCTTTTTAGCTGCCGCGGAAGTGTCACGAGGAGTTGAGGCTTTTTCCGCAACCACCTTTTGTGCAGTGGGTGTTGTAGCAGAAGCTTCAATTTTCGCGCTGGTTGCCTGCGTGGCGGACGTGGCTTCAGATGTTTGTTTCACTACTGGGTGAGTCGCAAACTTTCTACTAAATTTGTTGGGTTTTGCAATTATGCGTCTTTTTTTTCCCATGGTATTTCTCCTTGATAATATTATAATTAGTTTTTAAAAAATAAAGTTCAAAGTCTCAAAAAACAGTGGCGCGTAATTTTTCACCAATGTTAAAATTACAAAAAGAATACAATTGTGAAATTTATGCCCCCCTAAGCAGGGGGCATAAAAGCATTAATTAAAAGTCGGGATGTCCATAAAATCTAATTACTAATTTACCAGCACTAAACTGTGCAGCTGTGGCGCTTCCTGCGGCGCCTGCAGTAAGATACATAAATGCATTGTCACTACTCTCCACAGTCTCCTTGGTAATCGTTTGATGCATCGCAATGTTTCCGCCCATTTCGTAAGCGGTAAATTGATCATCATCTGGATTATCTCCATGCTCGAAAAGACCAGTTGTTGCCCCCTCTATATCAAAATCTTTGTTAGCGGGTCCTCCCGCTGGTAGTTCTAAGCAACTAACGTCTATTTTATACAGAACACCGTTGACGGCATTCGAATGTTTATATAAAAATGCTGGGGATACGCCATCGAGCGCTGCTTCAGCATTTCCAATACACAAGCCTATAGTAGAACTCCCACTAAGATTTTCTAAATTAACTTGGACCGTTGTTACAATATCACCGGCAACAGTTGCAATTCTTGTTACTGGTGCAGCAATAGTTCCCGATTGCAACCCGCTTCCAGCGGTTGATGTGGAGCCACCCAATTTGATGTTTTGAAATGTCGTACCACCCATCAGTAATTCTCTTTTTAAACCTTCTATCAATGTTTTCGTTCTCGCAAGACCTACTCTTTTTGAACCCATTTTGAAACCCTCCCTTGGCTGTTCGCCATTTATAATCATGTTAAAAACATGGGTAGGGTAAGTAGTGGATTAAAAAGATTGCAGTGCGGCGATTGAAGAGATAACGAGAAAGAGTGTTTTATACGTATGATATTATTAAAAATAAAAAACCCCAGACCTCAAAAGAGATCCGGGGTTGGTATAACTAATCTAAGTTAAATTAACTTAGACGTCTCTCTGACCTAAGAGTCGCCGCTCTCACCTAAGAGACCGCGAACAACGACAAGACCATACATATCAGGTCGTACCATCTTCTTCGCGTAACGAGTCATGACACCCTTACGTGGCACGAAGTCTTCCGTACCAAAGATGGTAGGAGTGACTTGCAATGGAACATAAGGAGCGTATACATAACCGCTCTCAAGGAAGCTGTTGCCTTTACGCCCTGTGAGAATAAGATTTCTCGGGAAGTAAGGATCAACATAAACCTCATAACGCTTGCTAAGAGTACCGACTTGATGTGTACCTGCCGTACCTTTATCAGCGTCAACCGTGATATTGGCGCGGAAGCCAGCAGTAAACTCAAGAATATTAGCAACCTCTGGTGAAGTAACAATAAAGTTAGCACCACCACGAAGTGTCTTTCTGTGAATCTGTGCCGAAACATCGTTAATTGTCTCGCCAAGAGTCTCATACCACT